GTGTTCTATTAAACATCTTTGTACCATTAGGAACATCAGTTTTAATGAACCAAGCATTAGCATCTGTAAATCTTCTGTTAGTATAATAACCACTTGGGAATACTCCTAAGTTTCTAACAGAGTTTATGTCATTGTCTGCACTACCTACAATACCTGGTGTATTTAATAATACATCAGTTGTAAACATTAAATCAATAGGTACATGTACAGAGACAGCAGAAGAACCAATTAAGATACCTCTGTCATCCTTGAACTTTTGAATTGCAATTACTGCAGATTCTAATGTTGCTTCAGCAATAGCTGCTGCTGTGCTTGTATTACTTTGGTTACCATCACCTATTGTTGGATGTGAAGCATTAAATAAACTCACTCCATCTCCTTGTGCTGTAGTAAAACCTTCGTTATAAATTTTAGCAGCTTTTACTTGTTTAGTGTTTGCCATTGCTCTAGCTAATCCTTTTGCTCTTAATTTTGCAAAAGTATCATATAGATTGTCTTCCATTGCTTCTTCTGTGATAGCAAAAGCTAAAGCTATAGTCTCGTTTGTATAACGAGCTGTATAACTCTCACCTGCATCATCATAAACAACAGCAGCACCTTCATTTTTTGTTGGAGCAGTACCAAATCCTGTAAAGAGGACTTCCTCTTCAAAAGACCTATCTGAATTTTCTACTTCATATAGTGGTTCATGCTCATTATTAACTTCTCCATATTCCATTCCAAAGACTGCGTTCAGTCCAGGAAGGAGTTCTTTGCTTATTGCAGCTCTATTTATAGCCATAATTTATTCTCCTTATGCTGAACATACAGAAACTGATTGGAATCTGTCGTTACTATTATTTAAATAAACTTCGTACCAAGGATATGCATCTGTAACACCTGCTGATGTACCTATACCTGTATCCCAAGGTGCTCTACGAATAACTCTTAATTGACTTTGAGTTAATACTTGTGAATCAGCATCTAACATAGTTGCACTCTGACCTGTCTTATGACTGCCAGTTCCTACTACTATATTACAGTTCATTGGAACAGTACCTACTCCTGCTGAAGCTGTTACTGTTGCATCTGCTTGTACGAAAAATGTTTGACTTGGGTCTTTAGCTACATGAATTTTTACATCAGTAGCAGTTACTCCACCTGTATAACTTCTCTTGAATTGTTGGTCACCATTTGCATCTACAAAACTACATCCTTGAAATACACCTACACATCTAACATTTACACCTGCACCTACAGGTTTAATTGTACCTGCAGATTCAATATGTATAATGTCTCCTGTAAATATATCAGAAGGTATTAACGCAGAAGCAACCTTTGGACTAACATTGACATCAATAGTATCTATACCAGTAGAGTTAGAACCAGAGCCATATTTCTTTGCTAGTTGTAACCCTCTTGGGGCATTTACACTTGCCATAGTCTAATCTCCTTTATTGTTAAAAAAGCAACAAAAGACTTACTTCTGAAAACTAGGTTGTTTACCTTTTGTTACTGTTGATTTACTTGAATTAGAAATGGGCATACTAGAATTATTTCCTCTCATTAATTGACTATTAACTGCATCCATTAATTGTTCAGACTTATTCTGATAGAACTCATTTCTACTTTGGAATAACTTGGTAGGTATTTTACCTAACGCAATGTCTCCACGACAGACTGCTCCAGAGTATCTTCCATCCATCTTCACGACTGATGTTTGTTCTAATTCAGGTACTTCTTTAATATTAACAAAATTCCAACCTTCTTGCATTTTTTTACCAATGTATTTAAAATCATCTTGACCTTTAAGAGTTATTCTTAACCATCCAAGAGTCATTCCTTCGTTTTTGAAACGATTTGTTATTGCATCTGGTATGTGTAAGCTATCTTGTTCTTCAAACTGATAACTCATTTCTTCATTAGTATTATTTTCTCTTAGTTGAGAACTACGTGTATTGATTCGTGTTGTCATTATTTACCTCCACGTTGCATGTTTATTGTTGTATACTCACCTTCAGCACTTGTTGCTTTCAGTTTTTCTTGAGCATACTGTTCAAGGGGTATATTCCATTTATTAGCTAATCTTACATCTTCTTTAGAAAGTTTAACTTTATTCTTGGAACTAGGAGTGCTACGTGTACCTCCTGCTACCACTTGTGCAGGTGACGTTTCCTGCGTACGAGTTTCCTCTTTTGGTTCTACTTCTTGAGTTTGATACCTATGAGGAAAAGCTTCTTTCAATCTACTATCTACTTCTGTATAATAATCATCATCAGTAGGATTAAAACCTTCTTCTTTTAAATCTGCATCTATTGCTAGAGCAGCAGCAGTTCTTATTTTATCTTCACCAAACCACTCATTTTTTTCTGCCCATTGTTGTGCTTTAGGGTCTGGTGTTGGTTGTTGATATTGTTGTTGAGGTTGTTGCACTTGTTGTTGTGTTTGAACCTCAGGTTCTTTAAACTGCATCTTTGTTGCACCAACTGATTTTAAATCATTCTGTGCATCATTTAGAAACTCTTGAGCCTTTAATATTTTTTCAGCATCACCTTCTTGATGTGCTGTTGTATATGCATTTCTTGCTAATTCTAATTTATCTTTTAATTGTTTTTCAGTTGCATCTAAATTTAATTTACTTATATTTGTAAATTCTTTTTGTGTACTAGATAATTTAGAATTTAATTCTTCATTTTGTTTAATTAGTCTAGCAACTTGTTCTTCTTTTTCTTTACGTTGTTTAACTAATTGTCTTATTCTTTTTTCTGCACCTTTAGTTTGAATACCTTCAAGTTCTTTTGGCTCTTCTTTTTTTATTTCAGGTTCTTCTTTTTTTACTTCAGGTTCTACTTTCTTAGGTTCTTCTTTTTCTACTTCATATTCTACTTTTGTTTCTTCTGGTTTTTCAGTTTGGACTTCATTCCATTCTTGCTGTTGTTCCATTTTATTCCCTTTCGTTGCTAACGAGACATACGAGTTACGTTATACTTATTATTATACTATATTATTTTAAAGTATGCAAGTATTATTACACACTATCTTTAGATAAATTAAAAGTAGGGTCTAATGTCTTAGGACTTTCTACTTTCATTATTACTTGGTCATCAAATAATAGTATATACTTTAAACCTTTATACTTTATTTTTTGACCAGAATGTTTGCCATAACAAACATAATCACCTACTTCACACCAAGGTCCTTTAGCAAATTTTTCCATATCATGATATGCTAAATCTCCTAATGCTACAACTTCTCCTACTGTTGTAAGATAAGCCATGTCATCTCTTGTAGAGTCTGGTAACAAAATACCACCTTTAGTTTTTTGTTTAATTGAAACAGGTCTTACTAAAACATGAAATCCTGGAAGTTCTGGTAAAACATCTGGATTAGATTGTTCTTCTTTAGAAATCCAAGCATCATTCTTAATAGTCTTTGCCATGCTTACTTGTTGCATTATTCTTCTTCTCCTTCATATATTTTTTTTGTTATAGTTTTAATAACCTCAATAGACCATTCAATTCCTTGAATACGACCTACGAGTTGTTTATAATTAGCAAAGTTATCTGCTTGTCCATTTGCTAAATTAATTCTTAATAAGTTAAGCTCCTCGTCAAATTTACGAAGAGCTTCATTAGATACTTCCATTTATCTTATTGGTCTGCAAATGCAGGAGCATCAGCACCTTCTTGATAACCTGAAACATACCAGTTTGTACTATCTTTTGCTATAAAAGTAATTTCAAATAAACCAAAATCTTCTAAAGTTAATTTTGAATTTGAACTACCATTTGGATAAACACTTGCAGGTGTACCAGTTAAATGTATTACACCTCCAAGAAAAAAATTAGTATTTCCAGGTGTTATAAAAATAACATTTTCTGTTTCTTCTGCTCCTCCTCCACTAATAAAAGTGAATGATAATCCTGCAGTTGGAGCAGGTAATGTAATAGTTCTATTACTAGCTAAAGCAGGAACTACATTTACTCTACCACCATTAGCTGCTGCAGTCATTGTTTTATCTTCATCACCTAAAGCTACTGGAGCTGCAACAACACCATTATTACCAAAAGTAATATTTTCTGTTATTGCTCCTGTATCTGAATCTTTTGTTATTGATTTAAAACCACCTTCTGACCTTAATGGTCCACTAAAAGTTGTATTAGCCATAATTTATTCTCCTTTATAAAATTATACCTATAGTCTTGGCTTGTCTGCTAGGGCAGTCTATAGGCAAAAAATATCCCTAGTTATTCTTTTGTTTGTTTAGAATCCTCTAGTATTGCTTTAGACATTACATCTAATAACTTCATACTTCTTTGTCTATCATCTAAGTTTTCCATACTCATAACTTTTTCTAAAGATTGAGCTCTTATCTTTTCTAAATCTATTTGTGATTTTTGTTCTGCTATTTCTGACTTAGCTAATAAATCTAATAATTTCATTGTTTCTTTACTTTGTCTATCAAGGTCACCTTTTTCTTTTTTCATCATAGCTGTTTGACCTGCAACTCCTGCATCCTTCATTAATTTAGCTTCTTCTAATTGTAACTTTTGAGCATCTAAAGTAGACTCCATAGAAAGTTTAGCTTCTTCCATTTTTAATTCTTTTTCTTTTAATCCTACTTCAGCTTGTTTTAATGCAACTAATTGTTGTTCAGGTGATTGTGCTTGACCCATAGCTTGATTAGCATTTAATACTTGTTGTGCTGCTTGAGCCATTGCCATTTCTGCTATTGAAGCAACCTGTGATTGTTCTGGTGGTAATTGTTCTAATCCCATTCTTGTAATACCATTAACTTGTTCTTGATATTTCATAACAGAATGTTCTTGTATATTAGATTCAAGTATTGGTCTAACTCTAGCCATAATAGGATTAGCACCATTTTGAGGGTCTTGTAAATAAGCCATCTTAGCTTGTATATGAGCATCATGATTTTGACCTTCAAATGCTCTTATTGGAATACCTTTTGTTGCTGCCATAATATCTGATATTGGGTCCATAGGTTGTGGTTCTTTTTTAGGAGGTAATATTTCTTCTATATTAGGCATATTAGCAGCATTTAATATTGTTCTATTTAATGCTTCTATATTAAACATACCAGGAGGTGATTGCTGTGCCATTTGGAGAGCCATTTGACTGAGCATCATTCTATGTGCATTAGAAGGAATGTTAGGGTCTGAGACAGGGATTACATCAACCCTTCCATCAAAATCTTTCTTAAACACATTCTGTTCAGCATAAGGAACTTCATATGGATACTCTGAAGGTAAATACTCATAGTCTATACGTGCAAGAATTTTAAACTCTTCCCTTTGGGATTTGTGTAATCTTTTATGTATAGCTGAAAAGAATTTACTTGAAGCTTCCAATAAAGCCATAGTTGTACCAACAGGTCCATAAGATGCTGCATCAGAAACAATTTGTTCTGTGCTATCAGCAAACTTTTGACCTGCTGCTGTTACGAAACCTAACATCTGAAATAAAGTAGAGGAAGGCTCTTTATAGGGGAGAGGAATAATTGCCTTGTTCAAATCTACTCCAGTTGCTTCTATTTCTTTAAATTCACCAGGACTGATTGGTTCATTATCACCAACAAGTCGTACACCTTTTGCTTTGAATCCTCCTGGTAGGTTTGCAAATTGACCTGCGTCTACTAGACTTCTCATAGCTGCAGTTGCAGTCATAGTAAGATTGCCTAGAAAGTGCATCAAGCCAAACCCATAAAATCCAAATCCAGGAACAAATCTGTAGTGGACAAAATGGGAAATCTTTTGTTGTTGTCTATCTTCTTTTTTATAGTTTCTTCTTATACTTAAAACAGTTCTAGATTGCTCTTCCACAGTAACAATGTAGGGAAGAGCATAGTCTTCTTCTATTTCAAGATAACAATGTTGTTCTAATAATGTATATTGTGGGTCACTACTTTCTGTAGGAGATAATCCTAATATTGTATCCATCTTTTCTGAGAAAGATGTAGGATTAGGATTAGTAGCTTCAGGTAATTCTATTTCATCATAAATACCTGTACGCATATCTTTTGCTAAATCTACTGGACTTCTGTAGATAACATGTGTGTATCTATCTGCCTTACGTAAGTTAGAAGCATAGTAAGAAACATAGAATTGGTCTATAGGAACAAATTCAGATACTGGTCTTTTTAAGTTAGCATCATAATAAACTTTTTTAAATGCTGAACCTATAAGAGGTAAATGAAATAACATTCTTTCAAACTCATCAAAGTATTCTGGCATTTGCTCAGTTACTTGATAGTTCATAAAATCTTTTACTCTATTAGATTGTAATTGTCTTTCAGGAGTTACCTTACCTAATATCTGTGTTTTAACTGGACCATTTGCAGGAAACATTTCCTGTATAGCTTTTGATTGAAACTTAACTGCTGATTCAATTAACATAGGATGAACAGCAGTACATGCACCTTCAAAAGGTTCACTTGCATCTTCTATCTTTAATCCTAGTAAATCAAATCCTCTTTCAAACATTGACTCCCATTCAGCTCTGGAATCTTTATCTGAAGTATAATTATTAATTACATCTTCTGCAATTTGTGATAACTCACCTTCATCTAAGTCATCAGCTATATTACCATACCACTCCTCTGTTTCACTTTCAGGTTTCATTTCTATAGTGGTCTGGGTGAAGTCTACAGTAACTCCCCCATCTTCATCTGGTTCAATCGTTGGTGAGCCTGCTGCTTCTTTAATTTGTTCTGGAAGTTGTACTACATTTGATATAGTTTCCTCTATCTTATCAAATGGATTTTTTTCTATTGCCATTAATTATCCCCTTTAATTCTTTTATTATAACATTAAGTTCGCCAGTATGCAACTCTTTTTTTTGTAGGTGGGTCATCCCATTCTGGGTCTTCAGGATGTTCAAGATGCCATGACTCTTTCATATAATGTATTGCCATTGTCATTGCATCTACTTGGTCATCATGAGCAGCATTTGGAAAACGTAACATTTCTTCTAATAAGTCTTCTGACCATTTTTTATTATTTGGTATCCATACTTGACCTGCTTCTATTAGAGGTGAAGCTGCATATACTCTAGCTATCTTATCTCTATCTGGTAAATATTCCATAACAGGTAAACCTGCTCTACGCATATCTTGTATTAATGATTGACCAGATGCTTTCTTTTCTATCATACAAACA